GTGAGCACCGTGGACGAGCGCCTCGCATGCCGCCCCCTCACGGTACGCGGAGTCCGCCAGATCCTCACCCGCGCCCACGTCGACCAGAGCGCGCTCACGCTCGAGGCCGTCGAGACCGAGTCGCTCATCCCCGGCCGCGAAGGCATCATCCGCGGCGTGCGGATCTCGGGACCGCGCGAGGCCAGACGCGCGACGACCGCTCCGCTGATGAACGCCGGCCTCACGTGCGGCCCGCACCCCGAGGCGACCACCTGGACCCGGATGCACTACTGATGGGCGGCGCTGCCCACAGCGACGTCGCACACCTCGACGTCCACAGATCGGCCGGGGGTCCCACCCGCGCCGGGGGCGAGGTCGTGTACCTCTCAGGAGGTATGACCTGGACTCCCCACATCGCCCGCTGGACCCTTTCGATGCGCGCCGCCGGCCTCAGTGCCGAGACGATCAAGTTGCGCGTCTACCACCTCGAGCGCGCGGCCCGCGAGGTCGCCGTGCCGATCGCCGAGGTCACCGACCAGGACCTTGAGGCGTGGCTCGGCTCGCAAGACTGGGGTCGCGCGACGCTGCGCAGCTTCCGGTCGAGCCTAAGGCGGTTCTTCGCCTGGGCCCAGCGCGCCGGCATCATCGCCGTCGACCCGGCGCACGAGCTGCCCGCTCCGCGCCCCGTCCTGCCGCGCCCTCATCCGACGCCCGAGATCATCTGGCGCGAGGCCCTCGCCCGCGCCGACGACGACGAGCGGCTCATGATCCGCCTCGCCGCCGAGGTCGGCCTAAGACGCGGTGAGGTCGCCCGCGTCCACGAGCGCGACGTCGTCGAGGACCTCGTCGGCCACTCCCTCATCGTGCACGGCAAGGGCGACAAGGAGAGGATCGTCCCGCTCTCCGACTCGCTCGCCTGCGCCGTACTGCGCCACATCCGCGAGCGCGGCCGAGGCGGGTCGAGGTGGCTGCTCCCGGGGCAGGTCGACGGGCACATGTCGGCGCGGTGGGTCGGGAAGCGCGTGTCGCGGCTGCTGCCGGAGGGATGGTCGATGCACTCGCTGCGGCATCGCTTCGGGACGGCGGCCTACGCGGTCGATGGTGACCTGCTCGCGGTGCAGCAGCTGCTCGGGCACGCGTCACCAGCGACGACCCAGGTCTACGTGCAGGTGCCGGACACGGCGCGGCGGCGTCTCGTCGAGGCCGTCGCCGCCTGATCGGGATCCGCTACCGTGCTGGGATGAGTAGATTCCGTGCACTTGCCCTGGTCCCTGCGCTCGCCCTCGCGGTGGGTCTCGTCGGCTGCTCGAGCGAGCCCGACCCGGCGCCACCCGCGGCCGCGACGACGACGTCGGCCGAGGTCGACCGCACCGCCGACGTGAAGAGGGCAGCGGGCGACGCCGTGACACGCGCCGTCGAGAGCGAGCCGGGCCGCTTCGAGGTCGAGACGACGATCGTCGACCCGCGGGGCGGGGAGGGCAGTGACGAGGCTAAGGCCGCGCTCGCGATCTGCGCGGCCGTCGTCGACCTCGGCGCCACCTACGTCCGAGTGCTCGAGAAGGACGGGACGACGTTCGTCATCTACGCGCCCGCCCAGTACGGCGAGGAGTGCGCCGAGTCCTGAGCCCCGACGCGACGAAGCGCCCCCACCCTCATCGAGGGTGGGGGCGCTTCGTGTGCGCGGGGGCGCGTCAGTCGATGACGACCTCGTCGACGTCGTCGTCCGGGTCGGGAGCGTCCTCGGGCCGGATGGGCGCGAGTGCCTCGACCTCGCGCACGTCGACGATGAGCGCGGCCTCGCCGCTCGTCAGGGTCGTGACGACGTGCGCGCCGTCGGGCGTCTGTCCGAGCTCGACGGGCTGGGTGTAGCCGGGCGTGCGCGCAGAGCCGAGCGCGAGGCGAACGAGCCCGTCAGGCACGAGCTGCTCGACGCGCCGCCACAGCCAGTACCAGAGCGCCAGGACGAGCACGACGACGAACGTCACCACGAGCTCGGAGCGCAGGAGGGCCGCGAGCGCGGTGCCGACGTCGCCGGGCAGGTGGGGGCTGATGATGCGCAGGAGGGTGGTGACGAGTGCGGCCCAGAGGCCGGGGACGGCGGTGCGCAGGAGGGCGACGGCGCGGTCGGAGAGCGCGGTGCGCTCGTCGAGGTCGGTGGTGGTCATCGTGTCGGGTCCTCTCAGGCGGGGCGGGTGTCGGTGACGACGTCGAGGTCGACGAGGGTGACGCCGGCGGTCGTCGCGAAGAGCTGCAGGCGCAGCCGGCGCTCGCGCTTGCCGGCGATGAGGGCGAGGACGCCCTTGGCGGCGACCTGGCCGAAGCTGTCGCCGCCGGTGCCGATGATCTCGGTGAGCGGGAGTCGGTGGATGATCCTGGAGCTCTTGCCGGCGGCGTCGGTCTCGACGACAACGAAGCGGGCCTGGACCTCGGCGCCGCGAGCGAGGCCGTGCAGGCGCAGGGAGGCGAGGGCGTCGAAGTGGCCGGCATCCGTCGATGCGGAGGTGTTGCCGGCGTCGTCGATCGGCGCGGTCCTCCACTGCCCCTTGGGCAGGGTTACGTTCCTCGTGCGGTGCTTCGTGGTGCGGATCATGTCGTCCTCGTCTCGGGTCGGCAGGGGGGTGTGCTCGAAGTGCCAGGGCTCGTAGGTGTCCGCGCGCTTGGCCCAGGCAGGGTTGTGCCAGCCGAAGCGGGCGCCGTGCTGGTGGAACCACGCGCGGGCGGGCTCGGGGATGTCGAGGGCGGTGCCGCGCTCGTGCAGGGACGTGCCCGGTACCGCGACCGTGCCCTCGGCCGAGATGCGCACGTAGCGCACTCCCCGCCACACGCGCACGTCGCCGTAGGGTCCGACGTCGCGCTTGCTCGCCGCGGGCCGGTAGCGCGCGAGGAACGTCGCGATCTGCTCAGCCGGGTCGCGGGTCGCGGAAGTGATGCCCGGCGGCGCGCCGAGCTCGAGCGCGCGGAGGTAGTCGGACGCGGGCGCGGGCGCGAGTCGCCGATCGCGTGCGACCTCGACGAGTGCGGTCATGGGTGCCTCCTCGGACACGACGACGACCCCGGCCGCAGGGCGCGCGGCGGGGGTCGAGGGTGGGTGGGTCAGTGGCGGGGGGTGCGCAGCGGGCAAGTGTCGACGTGGCTCGCGAGCGCGGCGGTGATGAGTTCTGGGACTCGACGCTCGAAGTGGGCGGAGAGTTCCGCCAGCGCGCGCTTGCGCTCTGCGACGGCGTCCGCGAGGGCGCGGGCGTGTCGTGACTGGTAGCGGTCGAGGGTGTCGTCCGTTGCGTCGTCGGCGTCGCGCAGGTCGGAGGTCTGGCGCTCGAGGCGCTTCATGCGGCGCTCGAGTCCACGTTGCGCCTCGGCGACGGCGAGAACCTGGTCGTGCGTCTGCCGGGAGAGGTCGAGCTGCGCGTCCTGCTGCACGCGCAGGTTGGGGAACTCGGCCTCGGCGTGGCCGTTCGTCGTCTGCTGGTCGATGCGGCGGACCTTGACGTACAGGGGCAGGCCAACGGTGATGAGCGCGACGAGCGTGACCCCCGCCTGCTTGATGAGCTCGAGCCAGATCATGCGCGGTGGTCCTTCCGCTGGGGCTGCGGGGTCATCGGAGAAAGATTGCGATCGCGTCGATGTTCGCTCGGTTCATGGACTGGGCTGCCCACGTGGTTCCGGAGGAGTTGTACCCCCAGGCGTCGATCGAGATGGTGCCGCCCGAGAGTCCCGTGAGCAGGCGCGTGGCGTGCGCCGTGCAGTTTCCCCACTTGCCGGGCTCTGCCTGTGCGATCGAGGTGTTCGGGGTGACGGTGCCGATGCGCGCGCCGAGATAGAAGTTCTGGGTGTTGGTCATCGGATTGATGGCGCCGCCGGTTGCTATCGCCATGACCAGTGCCTGTGAGTAGTTGGCGGGTACCGGGAGCAGGAGGTTGTGCAGGGACCCGGCAGCGCTGGGGATGGCGATGTTGGCGATGCCGCTGCCGCCTCGGCCGAACGTTGCGGGGCTCGTGAGCGCGTCGTTTCCGATGATTCCGGAGGGCAAGGCGAGGGTGCCGGTGACCTCGAGGTTGCCGCCGATCGTCGTGTCTCCTGAGAAGTCGGCCGAGCCCGTCACGCCGAGGCTCCCGCCGACCTCCGTGTCACCCGTGAACATCGCCGAGCCCGTCACGCCGAGGCTCCCGCCGATCTCCGTGTCACCGGTGAATACAGCCGAGCCCGAGACGAGGAGGTTCCCTCCCACCTCGAGCTGCCCCGGGGCGACGCCGAGGCCCGCCTGCCGGAGCGGAGACCCCTTGACGACCTCGGCGACGATCCCCTCGAGGCGGCGCAGTCGGTCGATGAGCGCGTCTACGCCGTTCGTCGACGAGGCCGGGTACTGCTGCGCCGACGGAGGCGCCCACGAGCTGCTCATCAGACCCTCGCTTCCATCATCGGCGCGTGCGTGTGCTGGACCGGGCCGTCGATACCGCCCGAGACCTCGAGGATCCGCGTCCGGTAGAACCCCTCGGGGAGCAGCGCGGCCAGATACGGGTGATCGTCAGGCAGCCAGACCCGTGCCCAATCGCCCGGGCGGTACTCCCCCAGCAGCGGGGCCACGTCCGCGAGCGCGGTGAACGCCCACGTCATCCACGGGCGCGCGGTGCGGGCGAGGAGCGCGGTCGCGTGGGCGGCGAGCGTCGAGAGCTGCTCGACGGAGGAGAAGGCGCCCTCTGCCTCGAGCAGCGGGTAGCCGACGTCGGTGCGCGAGAGGTCGTCCTGCATGGCCATGAGGAGCGCGGTCTCCTGGCCGGAGCCGGTCGCCCAGGCGCGCATGGCGAGGGTCTGGGCGTCGCGGCCTACGGAGAGCTGTGTGACGCCCGAACGGACGGCGCGCGCGTCCCACACCCAGTCGTCGCCGGCCTGGTGGAGCAGCGGGTCGGACGTCGTGCCGGCGCGCATGACCCACTCGACCGAGAGCCCGTCAGCGGTGAGGCGCGGCTCGAACGCAATGTCCGGCCCGCCGCTGACGGCGCGGAGCTGCTCGATGCGGTCGCGGACCCATGCGAGCTCGTAGCCGTAGTAGGTGCGCGTCGCGGATCCTGCCTCGTCGGGCGGCAGGACGAGCGGGAGCGCGCCGCCGACGTGCGCCATGGACATCTGGACGAGGCGCTTGGCGATCGTCGCGAGCGACGCCGTGTACGTGTAGGACTGCTCCTGCGGTACGTCGCCGGGGAGCAGCGCCTGGATGACCTTGCGGTGGTCGAAGATCGACTCGAGGCCGGCGGCGCGCACGGTGAGGGTGCGCTTGGCGGCGTCGTAGGCGTGGGACCAGATCGGCCCGGCCTCGAGCACGCGACCGCCGACGACGGCGGCGAGGTAGCAGCGCGTCGGGTCGAGGGCCTGGACCAGGCCGATCCGCGAGCGCACGTCGGCGGCGCCGAGCGGGATCGTCGCCTCGATGTCGCCGGGCGCGTTGTGGCGCATCTGCCACGAGGTGCCAGAGACGGGAACCTCGGTGAGGATCCGCCCTGTGCGGAGCTCGCCGCAGAGGATCGTGACGGTCATCGAGATCCCTTCTCGCATACATCGGGGCCGTCCTCCTGCTGGGACGACAGTCGGTGATGGGGCACCGCGATCTACCTCGACGGCATCGCCTACACCGTGTGAGTCAGGTGGCGGGGACGTAAGTGACGCCGTCGATCGAGACGTAGTTCCCGGCCGTGAAGCTCATCGGGGCGTTGAGATTGCGCAGGGTGCAGTCGCCGTTCAGCGCGACGACGAGTTCGAGGTCCCCGACCTGCGAGGTCACACGCTGGATCTGCTGCGCGGACGGCGGGTGCGGCGTCTTCCCGAGCGCTACGCCGGTCACGCCCGCGGCGAGGGTGTAGGACTGACCGGTCGGGATCGTCGCGACGCCACGCAGCGCGACCAGCGGCCCGGTGTGCGCCGAGCGCAGCGACCCGATGCCGAACGCGGGCGAGGACCCGGTCAGCGGCTCCTCGCCGTACCCGACAGTCCGCCGCCAACGGCCAGACAGGCGGACATAGACACCATTCTCGGTCGTCGCCCAGGCGGTGAGACCGTCCGGTGCGGAGGGGTACAGAACGTCGAGCGAGGCCACTGTTGGCGCCGTGACCTGGCTGCCACGCAGCCCCGATCGAGTCGCCGTAGAGGCAATTGAGACCGACGCGTGCGACGTCGAGGTTGCCCCCGCCGCGACCGTAACCCGCGCGAGCTCGAACACTCCCGTGGGCAGCGTCGGCGCGACGGGCGAGGCGGCCGCGGTGCCCTCCGTGACACCGAGGGCGATCTCGCTCGTCGGGTCTCCCGCGTCGACGTCGGAGTGCTTGACCCACACCAGGTCGATGCGCGATCCGGATGCCGGGGCCGGGGACGTCGTCACGGTCGCCGCGGCGTCGTTGCCGGCGAGCACCGCGCCGTCGGCGGCTGACCGCGAGAGGACGACGTACCCGGCCGAGACCGAGTACGCCCACGAGCCCGTGCCCGAGACCGCCAGCCCCGAGAGGACGCCTGCACGCGCGCCGACCGCGCCCGCGGGCAGGAACAGGCCTGCGAGCGACTTGCGTGCCTCGACAGGGCTCGTGCCGCGCGTCGCGTCCTTGCGGACGAACAGGCCTCGGAAGAACGTCATGGGTGGCTCCTCACCAGTAGGTCGGGGCGAACGCCGCCGTCAGGGTCGCTGGGGTGCTCGCGCCGATCGGCGCGAAGTAGATCTCGATCGACTTCCCCGCGGGCACGGAGAACCACTCGCGTCGCACGAGCTGCCCGCCACGGTCGGCGACGTCATCGAGCGTCGCCGTGCCGCTGGCAGGGTTGATCTCGACGTGCGACCCTGCGGGCACCGCGCCCACGTAGCGGATCGTGCGCCCTGTGTCGACGCAGATGATCTCGAAGCCGCCTGCCGGGGTCGGACCCTCGATGCGGAACTGCGGCCAGGCCGGCGCCGTACCCGGGTTCGTCAGCGTCATGCGTCCGGTGACAGACGGTGCCCCGAAGTCGAGGTAGCCGACGTCCTCACCCGCTCCGTCCGAGAACAGGTCGAACTCGAGCCCGCCCGCGAGCGCGGCGAAGGTCGTGGTCGCGGTGCTCGCGGGGCCGTACAGGAACGGGTCGGGCGCCGTGAGCTGAACATCGACGAGCACGACGCCCGCCTCGTAGCGGTCGTCGACCGCCACGCGTCGACGGCGCACCTTGACGTCGGCGCGACGCATGCCAAGCATCGGCAGGTGGTACCAGAACGGGACCGTCTCGGCCGTCTCCGAGGGCGCGAGCGCCACCTCGAGGTCCGCGAGCGCGGAGGCAAGGCTGACGCCGAGGTCGGGCTCGTCGGCGGCCTCGAGCGTGAAGGCGATCGTGCGGGGCTGGGCGTAGTCGATCATCGAGAACGCGCCGTGGCCGGCGGGCCGGTCGATGTCGGCATCTCTGAGCCCAGAGGTCTCGTCGAAGCCGTCGAGCTTGCCCTCCCACTCGTAGGCCGTCCCCGGCCCGAGGACGACGCCGCGGATCTGCGCCTGCCACGGGTCGAGCGCCGGGGTCTCGACGGCGGCGAGCAGTCGAGTCGTCATCGGCGGCCAACCTTCCAGAGCAGCTCGTCCGCGAGCGCGGATGCGCTGGCGTCCCCTGCGTAGTAGTTCTCGATGACGAGCGCCGCGCGACCGTTGCTGGACGCGGGAGCGTTGAGCATCGCGTCGAGCTTGGACAGCGGGAGGACCGCCTCAGGCTCGGATCCCTCACCGACGACGGCGAGCGTGGCTGACGTGACCACGCCGCCCGAAGCGAGCAGCGGGATCTTCGGGATGGACCAGCCCTTGCCGCCGACGCCTGGGACCCAGTCGGGGACCTGGAAGCTGATCTTGCCGACGGAGCCGTTCCACCAGCCGGCGACGGCGTTGAACGCGCCCTTGAACGGTGCGCCGATCGCGGACTGGACGGTGCTGAGCGCCGAGGTGAACCGGCCGGGGATCTTCTTGAAGAAGCCGATGATCGAGTCCCAGTTGCTCGTGATGATGCCGATGGGCGTCCACTTGAAGATCCCCTTGATGAGGTTCCACGCGCCGTTGAGGACGGTTCTGACCGCGTTGCCGCCGCGGGAGAACGCGCCCTTGATGCCGTCCCAGTGGCCGATGATGAGGCCCACGGGCGTCCACTTGAAGATCCCCTTGATGAGGTTCCATGCGCCGGAGAGGATGTTCCGGACGCCGGTGGAGCCCGTCGAGAAGATCCCCTTGAGCGTCGACCATGTGGTGTTCCACATCGGCATGACGGTGCCCTTCCACCAGTCGGTGACCGAGGAGATCGCGGTCTTGATGCCGGACCACGCTGCGTCGATGACCTTCTTGCCGGTCTCGGTCTGGGTGAAGAACCACACGAGGGCGCCCACGAGCGCGCCGATCGCGACGACGACGATGCCAATCGGGTTCGCGGTGAGGGCTGCGTTCCACAGCCATTGCGCGGCAGTGGCCGCGCCGGAGGCGACCTTGGCCGCGCCTGTGGCGACGTTCGAGGCGACAGTCGAGATCGTCGCCTTCGTCTGAGCGAGAGAGAAGTTCTGCAGGGCGACGATGCCGAGGCCGACCGTCGTGGCGAGCTGCATGGCCTGGCCGCCGAAGGCGGTCGTCGCTGCGACGACGGTGCCCATCGGACCGGGGAGTCCGATGAGGTCCTGCTTCCACCCCTCGAAGCCACGGCGCATCTCCTCGACGCGCGACTTCGGGTTGCCCGAGAGCGTCGAGGCCATCTTCTCCGCGGCGCCAGCGGTGTCTCCGAGCCCCTCCTCCGCACCCTCGAGGGCCTCGAGGAACGCGGGGATGTTGTCGACGCCGATGTCCTCGATGGGGGTGCCGAAGAGCGCGATCGCCGTGGCTGCCTGGTCGGAGGGGTCCTCCATCGCGAGCAGGCCCTTGACGATGTCGTCGAACGTCTTGCGTGCGGTCTTGCCGCCCGCGAGGAGGTTGTTCTCCGCGTCCTGCCAGAAGTCGTCACCGAGCGCGCTAGCGAGTGCCATGCGCGAGGACTTGGAGCCGTCGGTCGCCCGGATCGTGAATTCCTTGATCGAGTCGCCGGTCTTGTCGAGCGCGACGGAGCTGATGCCAGCGGTCTTCGCGAGCAGCCCGAGCGCCTCGTCCCCAGAGAGACCGAGGTTCTTGAAGTTCGTCGAGTACTCCGTCATCGCGTCGATCGCCTCACCGCGCATCGAGGTGGGGATCTTCTGCAGCGACGCGGTGATGAGGTCGAACGCTCCGGTGGCGTCGTTGGCAAGGCCGTTCTTGATGAGGATGCCCGCGGCCGTCGTCGACTCGGCGACGTCGACGCCCATCGCGTCTGCGAGCGCCATCGCCTTCCCGGTCACCGCCTCGATGTCGGCGCTCGACGCGGTGCGCATGCCCTTGATGTTGCCGATTACGGACTCAACGCCGGCCGCGGCGTCTTCCATGGACTCGCCCCACGCGTCGCGGTACACGCCCGACGCTGCCTCACCCCAGGCCTTGGACTCCTCGACCGTCGCCCCGAGAGATGCGGAGAGCTTGTCCGTGATCGACTCCGCGTCGATGTTGGCCTGGATCGCCTCACCGATCTCCTTGCCGGCGAACGCGGCCGCGGCAGCCGCGGCGGCCTTGCCAGCGTTGGCCTTGAAGGTGTTCCACGCCTTGGAGGAGTTGTCCTCGCCGATGATGTTGACGACGAAGTCCTTGACGTTGGCCACGGGTGCTCCTTCGGGTCAGCGTGCGCGACGACGTCGCGGGGAGTGGGTGTTCGTGCGCGTGCCGCGCTCGGACGTGCGGCGCTCGGCGCGCACCTGGTCGACGGTGAGCGCGATCGCGAACCACGTCTTCATGTCGAGGTCGAGGACCGCTTGCGGCGTCATGCCGCGAAAGACCGTCAGGACGTCGAGGATCCGTCGATCGACCTGCTCGTCGACCCATCGCTCGGAGCGGCATAGGGCGAGGACGCGGGGGTCGACGGTCGAGCCTCGTGCGCGGCGTCGGCGTCGACGGGCAGGGAAGCCGTCGACGCTGCCGTAGGGCCCGCCTCGTCGTCCTGAGCCACCTCGCCGCGGACGCCCGGGTCGCCCGGCTCGGGAATCACGGTGGGCATCGTGCGATCGAGGATCTCGTCGAACGTGAGGAACATCCCGCGGTTGCGCTCCGAGAGGTACTCGACAACCTTCGTGAGGTACGCCTGGTTCTTGGGGTCCTCCCCCATCGCGTAGAACTCGTCGATGCCCTTGCCCGTCTCGGTCTGCAGCGCGATGACGTCGCGCCCACGGGCCGTGTTGAGGTTGACGGCACGGAACTCAGTGCCGTCGTCGAGTCGGAGCTTCATCCGTTGGACTCCTTGGTCATCTCGGTGATCGCGGCCGCGAGCGCGGCGTCGATCTTCTTCATGGCTGCGTCGCGCCCGGTGATCGCGGGGCCCCAGAAGTAGGGCTGGCCGAGCTGGTCGACGTAGGTGCCCGTGGAGAACACCTGGTGGCGGAAGCGTCGGGACTGCCAGGCCTGGACGGGTGCGGATCCTGAGGCGCTGCGGGTCGTGCGGACGGCGACGCCCTGGCGTGTCTTTCCGGTCACGACGCGGGTCTTGAGCCCCGCGGCGATCGCCTTGCGCATGCCGCGCTTGCGGTCGCGTGCGGTGCGCTGACGCTCCTCGTAGACGTTGACGGTGCGCCGGTAGGGTGCGCGGCCGTTCTTGGGGACGACGATGCGGGTCTTGGTGCCGGTGACGGCGACCGATCCGGGCAGCGGGCCGGAGAGGATCTTGGTCTGCTCGGCGATGATGTCGGCGCCGACCTGGCGCAGTTCCTTGCGCAGCTCACGGGCGAGCTTCGGGGAGAACGCCTTGGCGGCGTCGAGCACCTCACGCAGGTTGCCCGTGTCGAGCTCGAAGTCGAGCGAGGCCGCGGCGGACGCGGCCTCGCTCGACGCCTTCTTGGCCACGTCAGAGCGCGGTGTCGAGGGACCGGTAGACGGCGTAGACGGGCTCGGGGTCGGAACCCTGCAGGCCGGTCCAGTCGTGCGAGACGGTGATGACGTCACCGCCGTTGCCGGTGGGCAGGTCGCCGTCGAGGTAGATCGTCGGGACGGAGATCTGCAGGAGCGGGTACTCCCCCGTCGCGATCTCTGCCGGGCCCTGGAACTCGAGGATCATCGAGAGCTCGGCCTGGTCTCGGTACGCGTCGACGAAGTCACGGCCCGTGTACTCGACCTCGAAGGATCCCGAGACCGCGTCGTCGCGGCCGCCCCCGTAGGCGGCGGGCCGCGAGCGCCGGCCGCCGTTGCCGAGGTTCCATCCGTTGTCGTCGAGGCCGTTGTCGAGGGCGACGGATGCGGAGCGGACGGTGGCGAGCGCGGTGCCGGCGGAGGCGGGCGCCGTCGCGGTGGGCGCGGTGAACGCCGTGCCGCCGACGTAGATGCCGCCGGCGACGAACGTGAAGAGGTCGAACTCGTCGGGGTAGGACGGCGCGGCGTAGGTCTCCTCGAGCGTGAGCTCACGTGCGACCCAGCCGGAGGTCAGCGTGACGATCGCGTCGGCAGCTGCCTCGAGCGAGAGCGAGCCACACTGCGCGCCGAGGTAGGTGTAGGCGTCGGTGGTCATCGAGCCCAGGCGCGGGATGCCCTGCTGCACGGTGTAGGACGGGCCGAAGTCGTGCTTGGAGAGGGTGTGCACCTGCTGGTAGACGCCCGAGCCGACGGACGTCTCGGTGCTCGTCGAGGTGCCGAAGAACGCCTCGAGGATGTAGCCGAGCCCGCGGGTCGTGGCGTCGAGCGTGATCTCGCCCTCGCTGACGCGCTTGACGATCGCGCGGCGGCTCGCGCGCGCCACGCGCTTGCCCGGGCGCATGCCCGTGCCCTGGGCCGTCTCGACGGCCTCCTTGAGGGTTGCGTCTGCCTCGAGGAAGCGCGTCGGAACGGCGTAGGTGCCGTAGGTCGTCTCCTTGGCGAGACCGACCGTGTAGTCGCTCTGGATGCTCACCGTGCTGCTCCGTCCTGGGTGTCAGCGCCGCCGGCGCCGGTCGTGTCGGTCTGTGCCCCGTCGGCGGCCTCGTGCGCGGCGGAGACGGGCTTCCAGTCGGCCTGCCCCTTGAGGTGACGGGCCTGGGCTCGGGTGAGCTCGATGACCTCGCCGGGTGCGACGACGCGGCCGAGGAGCGGCAGGTCGAGCGCCCCCAGCGGGGAGACGTTGATGAACTTCGGCATGGCTCCTACCTCGTGACGATGATCTGGGCGGCGTAGGTGACGGCGATCTCGCAGACGCGCCCCTGGCCTGCGTCCTCCTCGGTCGTCGCGCCGTCGGAGGCGACGTCGTCGGAGAGGACCCAGAGGACGGCGCCGTCGAGCGTCGGGTCCTCGCGGAGGTGCTCGTCAATCGCGGCGAGGATCGCGTAGGCGCGGTCGTGCACGACCTGCTCGTCGTCGGTCACCCGGAACGAGAGGACGGAGAGGTCCTGGTAGACGGTCATCTGCCGGCGCCGGTTCGGGGAGACGGTGCCGTCGCCCGGGGTCGTGCGCGTCGAGGTAACCGCGACGATGTCCCACAGGTGCGGCGGCGGCCAGACGAAGCCGAACGCGACCTCGACGCCGTCCGGGTCGGCCGCGAGCGCGGAGATCACCGCAGCGTGCACGGCCGTCTTGACGGCCGCGGTTGCGGCTCCGATCGACGGGTACATGCCGACACCGGTGGTCATGCGAACGCCCCCGTCAGCGCGTAGGGACGGATCATCTCCGAGACCCGGCGCGGCAGCGCGAACCCCTGCTGGACGTCGACGTCGGGGTTGTCCCCGCCGGTGATGCGGACGTTGCCGGGCAGCTTCGGGGAGACGGCCTCCTGGCGGGCGAGGAACGCTCCGAGCGCGCGGCCCGCAAGCTTGACCTCCCACGGCGCAGAGTCGGCGTCACGGGCCGTGGCCGTGATGACGACCGTGCCCCGGACGTCGTCGAGGTAGACGACGTCGTGCGCCGTCTCGACGGTGATCGGCGAGCCGTCGACCGTCACGGAGTCGACAGACGCGACGGGCCACGGCAGGACGACCGCGCGCGTCGACTCGCGGACGGTCACCGTGTGGGTGAGCACCTGCCCGGACCAGGGCCCGACGCGCTGCTCGATCATCGAGACGGCCGCGAGCGCGATCGACGGAAGGTCGATGTCAGGGTGCGTGGTGTCGGCCCAGCGGGTCGCGGCGCGAATGTCGGCCTCGGTCGTCGGCCAGCCGAGGGTGGTTGCCATGGTCAGCCCTGGGCGTCGGCGGCAGCGGCCGAGGCACGGCCGCTGCGGCGTGTGCGAGCCGGGGTGGGCTCGTCGGACGGCGCGGTCTCGTCCGTCGAGCCAAGGGGCTCGTCGTCGGCCTCGTCGTCGGTCCTGCCGGCGGTCTCGGTGCCGTCGCCCTCGTCGTCGGCCCCGCCGGCGGTCTCGGTGCCGTCGCCCTCGTCGTCGACGTCGAAGCCGTGGGCGCGGAGCGAGGCGCGCACGTCGTCGGCGCGGTCGTCGAGACCACGGCGCACGTAGCCGCGCAGCTCGGTCTCGAGCGCCTGGCGCAGCTCGGCGCGGTCCTGGGAAGCGGTGGCGCGGTCCTGTGCGGCGCCGCGGTGCGCGGTGGCCATGTCGGGCTCCTTCGTGCTGAGAGGTGGGGTGGGCGTCGGCCCGCACCTGCAAGCGCGGGTGCGGGCCGACGGGTAGGTCAGAAGGTCGGTGCGACGAGACCCGTGCCCGAGATCTTCTGGTGGACTGCCTTGGGCGTGCCCTGCGCGTCGACGACGCGGTTGAAGCACGCCGCGAAGTAGCCGTAGAGGACCAGGTCGATCCCGAGCTTCTTCGCCTGCGGCTGCTCGGCGCGGATGAAGAACGGCGCCGAGGGGTCCTCCCAGAGGTGCGCCTCGTGCTCGGCGACGACGACGACCACGTCCTCGTCGGTGCCGGTGCCGAGGTTGGCCGGGAGGTTGTTGTCCGTCACGACGCGGCCGCCGTTGGGGAGCAGACCGCGGGTGCCGGCCGGGTAGGCCGCGCCGTCGGTCGTGGCGAACGCCGGGCCGAAAGCGGAGTTCTGGACGAACGGCTTCTGGTCGGTGACCTCGCCGTTGAGCCACGCCCAGCGGCGACCACGCATGAGCGTGAAGAGGTCGTCCTCGTCGAGGTCCTGCAGGACGTCCTCGATGTTCGCGCTACCGCCGAGGATCTTGCGGTAGAGCTCAGCCGCCGTCGGCGCCGCGCTCGTGAAGGTGAGCGTGTTCGCGACCGCGAGCAGACCCCACGTCGGCGCGTTGATGAGGCGCGCGTCGAGGGCCGTGTCGTAGGACTTGAGGAGGTCCGCGAACACGATGTCCTCGGTCCCGAGCCCACGCTCGACGGCCTGGCGGGAGATCGTCTGCGAGCCCGCGTTGGTGCGGACGCTGACGGAGATGAGCTCGTCGTCGTAGTCCGTCTCGCTCACCGGGTCGAGCTCGGCGGCCTGCTCGGCCGCCGACGTGAGCGCCGTCTGCCGCGGGATGTAGACCGTCATGCCGGTGGCCGGCAGGTCGTGGTGACGGCACGAGTCGGCGAACTTGCGGCCCGGGCGCCCCTTCGGCGCGTAGAGGTCGATGAGGTACTGCGGCACGATCGTGCCCGGCGAGCCGGCCGCGGTGACCGCACGCGAGACGACCTCGCCGCGGTCGGCGCGCTCCTCGACCATGTGGCGCGAGAGACGCTCACCGGCGTCCCGGACGCCCATGTGGTCGAGGGCGACGTCGCGGAGGAACGCCAGGCCCTTTGGGTCCGACTCTCGCGAGTACGTGCGCGACTCCGCCACGCTGGCGTGCGCGCCGTCGCGCTCGGTCTCCTGGCCGCGAGCGCTGGGGGCGCCGATGGGCGTGACGCGCTGGGCGAGGCGGGCGAGTGCGTCGTCGGACGCCTTCTCCTCCTCGAGCGCGCGGAGCTCGGAGTCGAGGCCGCGGAGCTCGGAGTCGAGGGACTCCTTCTCGCTGCGCAGGTGCGTGACGCGGTCGGCGTCGGCGGCCGTGGGTTCGGCCTTCTCGCGCAGCGTGCCGAGCTCGATCGACGCGGCGTTGCGCGCGGTGATACGGGCGTTGATCTTCTCGCGCATCTGCGCGATGAGCTTCTCGAGGTCCATGACCTCACTCCTCTCGATGGTGCCCTCGCGGGCTGTGTGTGCGGGGCGCCGGTCGACGGGTCTCGGTCGGCCGTCCCAGGCCGTGGCGCGGGACGGGCTCGAGCGGAGCGTGCGAGCAGCAGTGGGCTCGGCTCAGCGGAGCGCGAGCAGCCGCTCGTCCTCGGACACGAGGCCGAGGTCGAGGCGGCGGGTCTGGGTGCGCGCGGTGCGCACGGATCCGGAGGTGTGCGGGTTCGCGCCGTAGCCGACGATCGCGACGTCACCGCGGTGGATGTCGTACTGCTCGATGCGGTACTCGGTGTAGTCCGGGGACCACTGGCCGCGCTCGATGCGGAACATGAAACTCATCTCGTCGATGAGCTCGGCGCGGATCTTCGGTGCGATGTACGCGACGTCGTGGTCGCGGGCGGCGAGCGTCGGCGCGTCGACGAGGAGGCCCGTCTCGTCCTCGGAGAGGGTGAGCGTGCCGTTCGTCGTGCGGGCGATGCGGCGCAGCGACTGGTGCTGCAGGACGAGCGGCACGTCGAGGTCGGTGCGGGCGAGCGAGAGCGCGCCTGCGCCGGCGGAGACGATCTCGGTGTAGGGCCCGTAGAAGTCCCACATCTCGTAGCCGCGCTCGTAGACCGAGGCGTACCCGGTGAAGTGCAGCGCGCTCTCGTCGGTGTCGTCGACGGCCCGCAGGGTCATGCGCACGCCGCTGACGCGCGCGGCCGCGCGGGCCGTGGGGTCCTGGGCGTTGCGTCGCTCACGGGGCCTGTCACCGCGCTGGGCGACGCCGGCGCCGCGAGCCGCCGCGGCCTGCTCGAGGATCTCGGGGTCCATCACTTCTCTCCCGTCGGTGCGGTCTGGGGGGTCGTCGTCGTGCGGCTGCCGAAGAGGCGGTCGAACTCGGAGTACTGCGCCTCGTCGAACGGTTCGAGGTCCTCGAGCACGCGCAGCTCGGACGGCGCGCGCAGACGCGCGTCGATCTGGACCTTGAAGAGCTCGGCGCGCGACTTGGCGTCCATCGCGAGGACGGCGTCGCGGTTGAGCTTCGCGAACCGCGGGGCGGGCAGGATGCGCGTGGAGATCGCGTCCTCGCGGCGCTTGACCGCGCCGCCGAGGTTCATGACGAGGAGCTGGAGGTTGCGCTGGGTGATGTTCGCGTAGGTCACCGACCCGGTGCTCGACTGCACGTCGACCATGTCCGCCGGCACGCCGAAGAACCGCGTGAGCGCGACGTCGGTGTACTCCATCTGCTGGATGAAGCCGGACTCCGAGGCCTTCGCCGCGAGCGCGGAGTACTCCCAGTCCTTGCCCGAGACGAACACCTCGCCGTTGGCGACGGACGCCTGGAACTGCTCCTTGATCGCTGTGGCCTTCGCGGCGTTCGGGATCTCCATCGCGGTGTTCTTGAGGTGCGCGCTGGGGACGGCGCCGTTGGCGAACCAGTCGGTCGCGAAGGTCTGGGCGCCGCTCGCGCCGAGGATCGAGAGGGCTGCGTGCGCGATCGGGGAGAGCCCGAGGGGGAAGCCGCCGACGGTGTACTGCCGCTCGTGCCAGACGTGCCGCGTCTCGGTCTTCTCCCCCGCGATGCGGTAGGACACGATGCGGCCGTCCTTGATGCGGGCCGAGACGTCCTCGGCCGCTACGAGGTCGATCTGCGCGGGCTTGCCGAGCGCGTCGACTGCGCGCACGATGCCGAACGCGTTGCCGTGCGTGTCGAGGTCCATCTGCGAGGAGCCGAGCCACTCGGAGATCGTCATCGGCTGACCGTCCGCCCAGGCCGAGGGGACGGTGAGGATCGGCGGTGTGGGGACCTTGACGTTGATCGGCCCGGCCTTGCGGTAGACGTCGACGGGCATGAGCGAGACCAGGTCGGCGCGCAGGCGGCACGCTGCCCACACGACGGACTGCTGGCGGGCCTCGGTCGAGCGCACGGCGCGTCCGCGAGCGCGGGCGCGCGTGCCGATGCCGACGAGCTCGGTCGACGTCGAGGCGCGGCGGAACAGGCTCATCGGCGTCCCTTCCGGCGGCGAGGCTTGTCGATGACCCACGACAGGGCGAGGATCCCGGTGCCCGCGGCGCCGAGCGCGAGGGCGAGGCTGACGGGGGCAAGAGCGACCGCGATCGCTGCGACGATGAGCAGCGACCCAGCGAGGTCGAGCAGCGTCGTGAGTGTCACGGGGTCTCCTTGGCTGCGCCGATGACGGACGCGGCTGGGTCGTAGTCGGCCGGCGCTCGGGTGAGGAGGCCGTGGCGGGCGAGGGTGACGGCGTACAGGGCGGTGATGTCGTCGAGCGAGCGGGTCCGTCCGAAGCGGCGGGAGTCGCCCGAGGGGATCCAGCGGGCGGCCTTGACGGACTCGTAGATCTCGGGGTCGCCGCCGTGGCGGAGGTCGCCGGTCACGACGTCGTCGTAGATCCCACCGCACGCGACGTTGACCTCTCGGGTCGAGGCGAGCACGACGGTGAACCCCGCCTTCGTGAGCGCGGTCTCGTGCGTCGCTGCGGGCCCTGCGCCATCGATGACGACGAGGGTGCCCCCGAGGTCGGAGCGCAGGCGCTCGAGCACGGGGACGACCCATGCCGTGCCGTGATCGCGACGAGCGACCTCGACCCACGCGGCGGCCTCGGGCGAGCGCCCTGCCAGGCCGACGGACGACATGCTGCGGTCGGGCGAGGTGTCGACGGCGTAGACCGGCGCGCCGATCCAGTCGGGGGCGTCCGGGTCGTCGACCTTGCACGCGTCGAGCGAGGCCTCGGGGATCACCCAGGTCTCGCGAGAGGTGTCCTTCCACCAGCCGAGGTAGGGCCGGTAGAACTCCCACGGGTCGGCGTCGGCGGCCTCGAGCGCCGCGGCGAGCTTCTCCTCGGTCGTGAGCCAGCCAAGGCCGGGGTGGCAGCGCCACCAGGACTCGGGGTCGGTCGGGTCGGCGTCGCGCGGGAGCGCGTACTCGACGAACATCGTCCGCGAGCGCGTCGGGCCGAGGGGACCGTGCTGGGCGACGAGCGAGCCGAAGCGTGCGACCTCGGCCTTGCGCTTGCCTGCGAGGTAGGTCGACGTTGTGTCGCCGGCGGCCGATGCGATGAGCAGCTGTGACCCGGCGACGGTCTGCATCGCTGGTCGCATCGCCTGCTCGATCGCGGCGTCACGGTGGGCGAACGCCTCGTCGATCCCGCCCTTGTGCAGGGTCGGGCCGTGTCCCGACGTCGACTTGACGGCGCCGGTCTCCCAGCGGGAGCCGTTGCGGAAGCGGATGTGCTCGGCGCCGGTCTTGGCCCACCAGCCCGGCGTGCCGCGCCGCTTGGACCCGATGCGGTCATCGAGGAAGAGCCCGAGCGCGGAGTCGCGGATCGGCTCGTAGAAGTCGTGCTCGAGGCGGAGGAGGCCGTCCTGGCGGGTCTGCGCGGTGTACCGGATGAGCGCGCGCTTGCGGTACAGCGCGGTCTCAGTGAGGTCGGCGCGGACGAACGTTGTCTTGCCCGTCTGGCGCAGGCCGAGCAGCACGAGCGTGTCGTACCAGTACTCCCCCGTCGTCGGGTCGATCTCGCCCCACACGTCGCCGAGGTCTCGCTGCCACGGGATGAAGGGTGTGCCGAGCGCGCGGGCGACGCCGGCCTTGCGACGGCCGGTCGTCTCGCGGGTCGGGTGCCGAGGCGTGTGGAAGAGCGGGACGGCCTCGGGCCTAGTCCGAGTCACCGGCCATGTCCCGGAGCAGCTTCTCGGCGTCGTCCGCGATCGAGCCGCTCGAGGAGCCGAGGCTCACGCCGCGCAGCAGCTTGAGCTGCTCGACGAGGCGGAGCTCGATCGGGGAGATGAGGTCGAGCCGGTCGATCTTCGGCGCCTGGTCGAGGAGACGCGCGTTGAGCCGGGCGACGGCCGAGAGCGTGCGCTTCCACGGGGGCTCGCCCGTGAGCCCCTTGAGGTCGCGGCGCAGCGCGCGCTCGATGCGACCCGGGTCCGCGGACATGTCGAACGCCGGCACAGGTGCGAGCGGGTCGAGGTCGCGAGCCGTCTCCTCGACGACGTCCCGCTCGTCCGCGAGCGCGGCGGTCTCGCGGCGGCGGCGGTCGCGCCACGTGCGCATGTACTCGCGCTTGGCTCGGCGGCAGGTCTCGCACTTGCAGCCGCGGCGGTAGCCGGAGAGGCCGTGATTCGTGATGTCGAGCGTCGTCACCGCGGGGCTCCTTCCGGTCACCGTCTGTAGGGCGCCACCTGGGGCGATTCGGTAGGGAGAGAAAAATGGAGATGCGCGGGTCTCCGCGCAGTCGGTTTTCCAAAAATCGACGGTGACCTGGGGAAACGCTGATGCTCGGGTGGTCGTGTGCGTGTCAGTCGTCGTCGAGGATGCTCGACGAGCGTCGCCGTCGTGGCTGCGCGCTGAGCGCGGCGGTGCGGACGCGGGAGCCGCGGGACCGCTCGGCCTGCGTGCGGGCCTGGGCGCGGCGCGCGTTGGACTTGCGGACGTTGCACGTGAGGTGTGCGGGCACGAGGTTGGCAGGGTCCTCGGGGTCGCCGCCCTCCCACATCTCGACGACGTGGTCGAGGCTGGGGCCGAGCGGGTGCCGGGGTCGCAGCCCGAAGAGGATCTCGCGGGTCGGTGCGTAGCAGACCGCGACCTCGCAGTAGGACCCGGGCGGGCAGAGCTGGGCGACGAGCATGCGCCAGGCGTGGCCGGATCTGCCGCGCATCGTGCACCTCCTGGGTGCGGGCGCGGACGGCCCGTCCTCCGTCCGCGCCCGGTCCCCTGCCCGGGGTATGTGCCACCACAGCACGAAGGCCCGGGTCCCTTGCGGGGCCGGGCCTTGGAGCCACTACGACTCACTGAACCCGAAGGTACTCCTCACCAGGGGTTCAAGCAAGTTTCCGGTTACGCGCTGGCCGGGCGGGCACGGGCCTCACGGCGAGCGGCGTCGGCGTTGACGATGTCGAGGACGTCGCCCACGCGGTACGTGCGACGGGCCGGTCGGGTGCTCGTCATGCCGGCTGGCGTGAGCCGCCCGCGCTGGACCCAGTTGTCGATCTGCTTCGGGGTGACCTCGACGCCGAGGCCGTCGATCGCGCGGGCGAGCTGCGTCGCTGGCAGGTCGAGGTGCTCGGCCCGGCCGAGGAGCGCGGCGCGTCGGGCGCGCACGTCGTGCTCGGCACCGCACGCACATCGTGCGACGTCCTGGCCGCGGGCGGCGTAGACCGTCGCGTCGCACGTGCGTCCGTCCTCGAGCGACTGGCGGCAGCGACCGAGGGGCACGCGGTCGGCGGGACGGTCGCACGAACGGTCGGCGTCGTCGAGGGCTGCCGAGAGCTGCGCGACGAGGGTGGGCCCGTCGTGCCGAGCACGCAGTGTGGGCACCGCCTGGGCGAGGTAGCGGGCGAGCCCGACGTCGGTGGGGACCGGGCCGAGGCGGCCGGTGGCGGCGGCGAGCGTCGTGGCGATCGCGAGCAGGGCCGAGCGCAGGGTGCGGGCTGCGGAGCCGGCGCGGTCGTTGAACGGTACGGGCGCCTCCTCGCTCGAGGTCGCGCCGAGCGAGCGGACCGAGAAGCGCTGGGCCTTGAGCCATGCGTCCTCGAGCGCGGCGAGGGTCAGCGGGACGTACAGCAGCCGGATCGCGAGGGCGTTGGCGCAGTCGCCGCACACGGTCATGCCGGGCGGGCAGGTCTTGTCGCACGCGACGACGCCGTACCGGGAGCGGATCGGGACAGGGCAGGTGGACATCAGAGGGTCTCCTCGGTCGAGCGGCGACGGCCTCGGGAGCCGCGGCGGGTGCGGCGAGGTGCAGGGGTCGAGGCGGCGGCCTCGTAGGGTGCGGCAGCGCAGGTGCGGCACGGGCGGGGGTGGCCGTGGTCGGGGCACGTGGCCTGGGCGATGAGGTCCGGGTCCGGGGGTGGGCCGTGGTGGCCCTGCCAGACCGAGGGACCGAAGCGAGCCGGGACGGGGACCACGGGCGCGGCGCCCGCTACCCCAGGACTACCCAACCCTGACCCCACCAGAACCCCACCAGCGCCCGCGCGCGGCCGCGCCCGCGTGGGGGACACCTCGGAACTTGATCCGGTCTTGATCGCAACTTGATCGTTGACTTGATCCGAGGCGCCCTGGCCTGCGGGAACGTCCGCGCGCTGGGGCGGTGGCTTCAAGGTCATGCCCGCCTGTTCGGGCGTGCGCTGACCCTTCGTGCGGTTGCAGTCGGGGCATGCGACGACGATGTTCGTCGGGCCGATCGCCTTGGTCGGGTCGACGTGATCGAGCTGTCCAACGGCGTCGCCTCGACGCTTGCCGCCGTGCGAGCCGCGCGCGGGCTTCTCGACGCGCATCGAGCAGTAACGGCAGCGGGCGACGCCGTGAGCGTCGGTGTCACGGGCCCATACGGCCTCGACGATCTCGGGGCGGCGGAGCTCCTTCTGCTTGTCCTTCTGGATGCGCTCGGACGCGCCGGGGGCGTAGCCGAACTGCTTCCAGTCGTGGAACACCCACGACGCCGCGGGGGTGTCCGGGCACTTCTCGCAGCCGTGCTTCGGCGCGTGCCACAGGCCGTGCTTGACCAGGAGCTTCGCGGCGGCACGGGCCAGCGCAGCGTCCCCGCCCATGAGGCGGGTCGCGCGCTTGGCGGTCGTGGCGCCGTCGGTCCCCTGCTTGCGTGACGACGCCCCGGCCAGGACCCAGAGCATGATCGCGGGGGCAGCCCTGGCGGCGCTCTCGTCCTCGATCATGCGCTCGATCTTGTGGTTCGTGGGGAAGTCATCGTCGACCTGGAAGAAGGCCATCTCGTGGGGTCTCCTGTGGTGCTGGGAGGCGGATCAGGACTGAGCGGTCAGGGGGCGTCGGACGCCCACGTTGCGTCGGACGCGGGCGGCGCGGCGCTTGTCGCGCCGGCGTGCGCGCGAGTGCGATCGTGCGGTCATTGGTGGTCACCTCCCCTCGGGGGTCGCAGCACGGGTGGGAGCGGTAGGTCGGATCGGCGAGGTACACGCCGCCGTCCATCGGCTCCCGGCAGACAGGGCACCTGGGTGCCTCGGCCCAGCGACGCGCAGGCGCGTCCGGGCTCCGCGGGCACGACGCCAGGTGCTGCCTGTAGAGCGGCGCATCCTCCGGCGGGGTCTCGTGACCGGCGATCATGTGCGCGACGACGATGCCGCCGCGCTCCTCGAGCCGTGTGCGCCCCGCGGGGTGCGGGTGCGGGTCGAGGTAGAAGGTGCGCTCACCGCTGGCGGAGCGCACGGGCATGACGACGTACCCACACCGTGCCGCGCAGTCCGAGCCGCGAGTGCGCGAGGCGGTCTCCCGCTCGCGCGCGTCGAGCAGCTCGAGCGCAGCGATCCACGTCTCGGCCGACGCGGAGCGCGTCATGCCGGCACGACGGCGCACGGCCAGGCGACGGTCGCGGTCCGCGACGGTCGGCCAGACCGGGTCGTCCTCGACGCGCACGATACGCAGCTCGTAGGGCCGGTAGCCGAGCGCGACCGCGGCGTCCGCGAGCGCGGAGGCCTTGGCGAGGCGGTTGCGCTCGGCGTAGCGGGTGTGGGCGTAGTCGGTCATCGTGCGGCGGCGGCCTTGCGTAGGTACTGCGCGATGATCTCGCCCTCCCACTCGTCGCCGTCGACCGACTCGGGCAGGAGCGCAGCGGTCTCGTGCAGCCACTCATCGCGCTCCGTCGCCTCAGCCCGCAGCCGTGCGACCTCGGCGAGGGCGTCGTCGCGCTCCTTGCGCAGGCCCTCGACGGACCGGATCGTGAGGGACGCCTCCCGCTGGTGCTGACGGGCGACGGCGAGTTCGGCGCGAGCTTCGGCACGCTCGGCTTCGGCGGTGTCGGCCCGCTTCCGATGCGCCTCCCGGGCGGCACACGCCTGCTCGTAGGCCCAGGTCGTCGCGCGCCAGTCGCCGATGCCGAAGACCTCGGCGGTGTCGAGGGCGTCGAGCAGACGCGACATCTGCGCCGCCACGTGGGCGAGCAGCGTCAGCGTGCCGTGCTCGGTCACGAGCGGCCGGGTGGGGTCGTCCGCTGCCATCGCCGCGTCGAGCGCGGCGACCGTCGCGCGCAGGGTGGTGCGCTCGTCAGGGGTGATCGGGTCAGCCACGGTCGGCTCCCTCGATCATCAGGGGCGCGACCCGGCCCGACTCGTAGGCGGTCGCGACAGCCGGCAGCACGTCCTCGGCGACCGTCCGCCCGGAGGGCAGCACCGTGTGCGGCAGGAACTCGGTCTCGAACGTGACGATGCCGCTCGCTACGCCCTCGAGCTTCGCCTTGACCATGAGGGCGAGCGCACGCCACCGCTGGCGAACCGCCTGCTCGTAGGCGGTCTCGGCCGCCGACGCCGTCCGCTCCCCGCGGGAGTGATGCGTGAACTCGCGGTCGTCGCGGTCCGGCAGAGGCAGCACGAAGCGGATCTGGCGACCGCCCATGACGAACGCGATCGCGGCTCGGCCGGACTCCCAGCCGTAGGAGAACGCCTCCGCGCCGTAGCGGGTGAGGGTGCGCTCGATCTCGGCTCGGGACCGGTCCGAGGGGACCTCGGTGGACTGCGCGTAGCGCTGCTGGGTGCTCATCGCGTGCTCTCCGTTCTGGCCCGGCGGTAGCCGCGGGACGTCGCCAGGGCGACGCCGGGCGCGGGCGTGCGGTCGGTGTAGGCGATCGCGCGACGGCCGGCGTCGGGGTTGAGGTCGTACTCGAGGCGCGCGAGGTAGTCGGCGCGGTGATCGCCCGTGGGGTCGGCGACGGGATGGCGCGTGCCGCCGTGGCGCGGGAGGTCGTCAGCCACGGTTGGCCCTCGGGGTGATCGCGTCGAGCGCGCGACGGACCGCACGATCACGGATGCGGACGGCCTCGTCGTCGACCTCTCCGGCACCGCGACCGGGGCCGGTCCACCCGTCCAGGCCCGCCCCGTTGCCGTCGTCCCACACGCGCCCGAGGACCGCGGTGAGGTCGACGTCCTCGCGGGTCGCGGGCGGGGGCGACCCCAAGCCGGCGACGAGCCCGCAGAGGCGGTAGACGGCCAGGTGGGCACCCGAGTGATCCTCGTACCGGTCGAAGCCCGCCGGGTCGCACACAGGGCACGGGACGCCCTTGGGGCGGTGGTCGTCGTCGGCGTCGCAGAGCGTCGGGGACGCAGGCTCGGGGCCCTCCTCCCAGGTGAGCGCTGTCGAGCACACGGTGTCCGGGTAGGTCGCACCGAAGGCACTCCATCCGACGAACATCCCAGGGCACTCGACGCTCGCGGATGGGGCCGCACCCAGGAACGGGAACGCGGCACTCACGTCGCGGAGAGCATCGCGGAACGTCTCCGCGCTCGGCCCCCGGTCGGCTGTGTCACTCGTGCGGTCGATCAGTGCCCACGCCGCACCATCCAGCGCAGCGCCACGGATCGCGGCGACGTCGCTCTCGTCGACGTCCCACTCGCCCAGCGCCTCGACGGCGGCGTCGGACACCACAGGGACCAGGGCGCTGGGGTCGTGCAGGACGAGCGCGGGGAGGTCGGTGTCGGAGTAGAGCGTCTGCGGGCCGAAGTACCCGGCGATGAGCCACCGGGGCTCGACGGGACGGCCCGCGCGCGCCTCGGCGACGGAACCGCGCGCCGTTCGCACGATGCTCCCCATGGGCAGCGCGTCGAGCTCGGCGGTGTTCGCGATCGTTCGGGCGGTCACGGCGTCGGCCGGATCGCGACCTGGACCGCGGGTCGGCCAATGACGGGCGAGGTCCAGCCGCACACCGCGCACCACGGGGGTCGGCCGTCGCGGTGCTGCACGGGATTATGCCCGTCGTGCTCCCACGGCTCGGTGGGCGGCGTGGGTTCGCCGACGGGAGGCTCTGCGTCGACGTAGGCCTGGTACATCGCCTCGAGGACCTCGGTCGGGGTCATGTCGACGATGTACCGGCCGTCGTAGGCGGTGGTGACGACCTGCGAGTGTCCCGGGTAGCTGGGCGAGTCGGGGTCCATGGGGTCCGCAGTCCGGTCGGAGACGACGACGATCTGGTCGACGCGGATCGAGGCTGTGCAGCCGTCGGTGAGCGGCAGTGCGATGAACGCGGGCGTGGTCACGGGGTCTCCTTGGTGGGTGCGGTGGGGGTGATGCCGTCGGCGATGTCGAGGCGCGAGAGATCGGGTGGGTCGGCGCCCGTGAGGGCGCGGGCGACGTACAGGGCGCGGGCCGGGGCGACGGCCTCGTCGACGGCCTGCATGGCGTGCATGAGCTCGTAGTCGTCGAGGGCGTCGGCGATCTCCGCGGCGAGACGCCACGTCGCGGTGCGGCGCCGCTCGTAGGTGCCGAGCAGGTAGCCGATGACGAAGAGAGCCGCGGCGACGAGCGCGAGGGTGACGTGCTCGACGGTCATCAGCGGGCCTCGCGGATCTCGCGGGCCACGTCGGCCGCGGCGTGCGCCGGGCGCAGCACGCTGCGCGCCTTGGTGCCGTCGGCTGCGTCGACGATGCCGAGCGCCCCGAGCTCGTCCATGAGCCGCAGCGCCTTGGTGAGCGGGATGCCGCCGAGCTTGCGGCGCAGCATCGAGACGGACCCGAACTGCGAGGCGACGACGACCTCGGCAGCGTGCGCGAGCTGCTCGACGCGGTCGCGCTCCATGCGGGCCGCGCGCGCCTCGTCGCTCTCACGGTCGGCGCCGCCGTACAGGGGCGCGACGACGCCGGACTCACGGTGCTCGAGGTCCGCCGGCAGCGGCAGACGGTCGTCCCACGCGCGGGCGTGGTTCGCGGCCTCGATCTGCGCGTCCTCGGAGGTGCGCGTCATCGCGATGCGGCCGAGGAACGCCTCCCCGATGCGGACCGTCAGCGCAGCGCCGGTCGAGATCGGCTCGCAGATCATCGGTTCGCCGTACACCGACGAGGCAACCTCGAAGCGGTGCAACAGGGCGGGCGAGATCCACCACTCCCCCGTGAGCGTGTGCCCCTGGCGCAGCGAGCCCGAGAAGAGCCGACGGACGTCGGGGAAGAGGTCGTCCTGCCCGGAAGTCGCGCGCTGCAGCGTCAGGGACTCCCCCGGGATGAGGCCGGCGACGTCGGTGAACGTCACCTCCTTCGCGGTCGCCTCGATGCGGATGAGCACCTCGTCGTCGGGCGCAGGGAACACGGCGAGGACCTTGTCGATGTCGTCCTTGCCGAGGTCCCAGGGCTCGGCGTCGGCGCCCTCGTAGTCGACGACGGACACGAGGGCGAGCGCGATCGTGTAGCGGTCGGTCGCGGTGAGCTCGACGTTCTGAGCGAACGGCGTGAACCTCACGCGGGCGAGGCGCGGCTCAGCCTTCGCGGTCGGGATGTGTGGTTTGACGGCGCGCAGCGCTGCGCGCAGGTCTGCCAGGTCGACGACGAGGGTGGTCACGGGTAGAGCTCCGTTCGGACGGCTCGGGCGAGGATGTGGAGGTTGGCGCGCTGCTCGGGGGTGGCGCCGCGGATGAGGTGGGCGGCGACGTCGGCGTGGATGAGGGCGTCGAGCGCCTCGGGGCGTGCACGGCGCGCTGCGCGGCACACGGCGGCCGCGACGCGCATCCGGTAGGCGGCGCGCCCCTCGTCGCTCACAGGGGTGCTCACGGCTCGTCTGCGGGCACGTCGGCGGCCGCGGTGACCTTGGCTCGCTCGTCGTCACGGATCGCCTGCTCCCAGCACGGCCCGCACGCGGGCCCGACGACGCGGCGGGCGCCGGCGTGTGTGCACGCGAGTCGCGGCGCGAGCGCGTGCGTCTTGGTAAACCAGGCGGCGCGGGCGGCCGAGCGCACGCGGGCCTCGCCGCGGCCGGTCGCGGCGATCTGACGGGCCATGTCGACGCCGTCCCTCGTCGTGACCTCGCGGCGAGCGACCTGGGCGCGCACGGCGGCGGGCAGCTCGAGCAGGGAGAGCCGCTCGGAGACCGTCGACGTCGAGTAGCCGGTGAGCCGCGCGATGTCCGCGGGTGTGCGACCACGCCGCGTGAGGCGGGCGAACGCTTCGGCCTGCTCGACGGGGTTGAGGCCCTTGTGCAGCGCGGCCGCGATCATGTGCGACGTCTGCTGCTCATCGGTCGTGTCCGTCGAGGCGATGCACGGCACGGCCTCGAGGCCCGCGGCCTTCGCTGCCGCGAGGCGCCGGTGACCGTCGAGCAGCAGGAACGGGCGACCGCTGCGCTGGGGGACGATGACGAGCGGCTGCTGGATCCCGCGAGCGCGGATCGAGGCGGCGAGTTCGGTGAGGTCGCCGAGGTCGCGGCGGACGTTGCGGGGGTTGGGCTGGATGCGGTCGATGGGGACGCGCGGGATAGCAGCCATCAGTCGGCGGCCTTGGCGGCGGCGGCGCCGTCGACGACGTCCTGCTCGTGCGGGGCCAGGGCGTAGCCCCACTCGGCGAGGTGGGTGAGGTACGTCGCGTAGCGGGTCGAGCCGCGCTTGTTCTTCTTCGAGGCGGCGTGGCGCCAGTAGTCCTTGGGCATCTGCGCCTCGCTCGCCGCGCATCCAAGGGCGAGGAGCCGGTTGGCGGCCTTCGCCGGGGAGTCCGACCACGTCTTGCCGTAGAGCTCGCGGGCGAGCGTCCACTCGAGGTTGGACCCGTAGGAGGCCTCGAGGAAGGCGAGCGTCGCCGCGACGGCGTTCTTCGGCATCTTGTCGCTGGTGAGGAACTCGCCCAGCCAACGGCGACGCACGACCTGGGCTGCCTCCGCCGCCTTGTTGGTCTCGACGAGGTGCTTGCGCTCGGCCTTCTGCTCGTCGGTCATCGGGCCCGACGTCGCACCCGATCCCTGGGTGGCGTGCCGCGCGTAGTGACCGGACGTCTTCCAGGTCAGGCAGTAGTGCTCCTCGCGCACGGTGGCGTCGGGGGCGCCGTACCAGAGGACGTCGATGATCACGGCGCGGCCGGCGCACGACTCGTGCTCGGCCGGGGTGATCTGCCTGCCGCCCGCGGTCGCGGAGAGGCCGGTGAGGTACTTGGCGGGGTCGGTGGCCTGCCATGTTGAGGGGCGCTCGTCGAGGATCGTCATGCCGGGGTCGGACGCGAGGATCTCATCGACGCGCTGCTGGCGCATCGCTGCCCGCCCGCGGTCATGGCGGGCACGCTCGACGGCGTGGTCGAAGGCGTCGTCCGCGATGCCCTCGACGAGGTCGGCGTAAACCTCGGGGTCGTCGGCGAACTCCGCGACGGCCGCGGCGCGCACGAGGTCGACCTCGGGGGCGGCGTCGACGACGCGGCGCGCGGCCGGGTCGAGGGCGGCGACGTCGCGGCGACGGGAGATCCACGAGCGGGGGCGGCCGAGCGTCGTGGCGAGGTCGGCCTCGGAGACGCCGAGGTCGAGGGAGCCCTGCACGAGCGCCGCCTCCTCCGACTCCGTGAAGTCCGCGCGCTCGAGGTTGCCGGCGAGCACCTCGGCGACGGCCGTCGCGTCGTCGACGTCGACGACGCGCACGGGGACCATGAGCATGCCGAGCATCTGCGCCGCGGCGAGGCGACGGGCGCCGGAGAGTACCTCGAACGCCTCGGGGATGAGCGGGTGGGCGCGGACGAGGAGCGGCTCGCGGATCTCGCCCTGCGCGCGGATGAGCTCGGCCAGGCCCTCGAAGCCGGCGTCGTGGCGGTGGGCCGGGTTGAGGGGGTGCAGGTGCAAGTGCTCGACGAGCACCTGCTGCGCGCCAGCGGAGGGCGCGTTGGCGATCGCGTCGACGGCGCTCGTCGTGCTCGAGGCGGCGGGCAGCTCGATCGTCGCGCGGGCACGGCCGCGCTTGGGCGCGGCGGTGGTCTCGGTGGTGGTCACAGCGGGCTCCTGGTGCGGTAGGGGCAGGTCACGTAGTGGTGCAGGGCAGGGGTCTCGCTCGGCCCGGGCGTCTCCCCCGGGCTGAGCGGGCGGCACGTCGTGCCGCCGAGGGAGACCGCGTGCGACGGCGCGATGCCAGCGGACTCGTCGAAGGTCGCGTTGAGCGGGATGCGCTTGCGGGGCTGGCCGGCGCGCAGGTGCAGCGGGATCGAGAGCACGAAGACGACCTCCGCGCCGCACCCGGGGTGCTGCGAACCGTCGGCGTCGACGTGGTGCTCGCACACCGACACGGGCGGGCGGCTCACGTCACACCCGTGCGCACGTAGACCCGCACGTAGGCGCCGTGCGCCGAGCGGCCCGTCGAGCGCTCGAGGGCGGGTGCGACCCGACCCGACGCGCTCGTTACCTGCCCGGCGACGAGCAGGCCCGACGACGGCGTCGCGGCGCCGTAGAAGAGCCCGCCGCGAGCGCGAGGCGGGACGCCGAGCTCGTCGAGCGTGGTGCGGAGCGCGTTGACCGAGACCTCCGCGCCGGCGGGCAGTGCGCGGATGACGTCGAGGAACGCTGCGCGCTGGGCGTCGGTGGCTGCGTGCGCGGAGCGGGTCTGGCCCGCGACCTTCTCGGCCAGACCGACGGCGGCGTTCATACTGCCCCCTCGACGGCGTCGAGCACCTCAGGTACGTCCTGCTCCCACACCGCGACGATCACGCCGTGCATGCCGGCGGCGTGGCGGCCGGTGTGGTTGGCGATGCGCGTGCAGGTGTAGTGCAGGCGGGTCGTGATCGTGTCGAGGTTCCAGCGGTCGGCGCAGACGCTCGGCCAGAGGCCGCACGTGTGGTCGACGACGACCGGCTGGTAGCCGACGTCGAGGTGCCACGAGCGCGGCACGGGCGGACGCTCGACGTCGGCGAGCGCCCTGCGGAGCCCGTCGAGCACCTGGTGCTCCTCGACGCCGGAGTCGAGCAGGGTGCCGAGCTCGTCGAGGACGCGGCGGGAGTCGGCCAGCACCTGGCGGATCACGTCCTGGTGCGCCGTGTCGTCGACGGCGGTGACGGGACTCATCGCGCACCGCCCGTCGCGACGCGACGCGCCTGCAGAAGGACCGCACCCGAGGCGAGCACGAGCAGGGCCGCGGTGATCGTCCCGCCCGACAGCGGCGGGGAGGCGAGCGCGACGACGACGGCCGCGCCCGCGAGCAGGACGGCGAGGGCCAGGGCGCGCGTCATCGGGCGAGTCCCGCCGCGCGGTGTCGTGCTCGGGCGCGCAGAGGCGGGAACCCGAGCTCGTGCCTGGCGCGGTTCGTGCGCTCGGCGTGCACGGCGCTCGAGTACGGCGAGGGTCCGGCGTACTGCGGCACGGGGACGGGTGCGAGGCGCACGTGGCGCGGCTGGGCGCTGCGCGACGGCAGGGAGGTCGTCATCGTCGGTCTCCTGGGGCGTGGCGGGGGCAGGGGCGGTGCGCGCGGCGGGCACGCGGGCGGGCTCGTCGGTGAGCGGGGTGCCGTCGCACGGGTCGAGCGGGACGGCGACGAGCACGGCCTGGTCGCCGGAGGCGATGACCTGCTCACCGCCGAGGTGGAGCAGGTAGACGGAGAGGTCGGGGGCGCCGACGGGGGCGTGCAGCACACCGAGGACCTGCGTGATGTCGGAGAGACCACCCGCATGCGCGCGGCCGTCGCGCTCGATGAGGATCCGGACGCCGATGTGCTCGACGGTGAGGTCGGCGACGGTGAGTCGCTCGAGCCCGGCGCTCACCGCGCACCGTCCGCGAGCGCGGCGACGTCGAGGACGTCAGTGGTCGCGCCCCAGTTGAGGTCGACGTCGATGCCGACGACCGTGGCGAGGCCGACGGAGACGGTCTCGGCGAGGACGCGCTCGGTTGTGAGGAGCGCGTCGAGCTGGGCGCGGACGTTGGCAAGGTGCCGGGTGGCGGCGCGCAGCGTGGTGAGGTCGGTGACCGGGGCGGCGCCGTGGACGGACGTCGCCCCGGTGGTGTCGGCGGGCGCGGGCGCGGGCGGCACAGCGCGCCCGCCGACGGTGGGCAGCACCGTGTCAGCGGCACTCCCGTCCCCTACGGTGTCGGTATCGCGCTGAGGCGGTTCCGACGCCTCGGCACGCTGCGCGGTAGCACCCGCGACAGCCGACCCCGAAGGGGAAGAACTATGACGGAGCTCGACTACCCGCTGGCTGTCAGCCATGAGGTCGCCGTCCTCGCGCTCGAGCGCGCCCAGCGCGCCGGACGCGAGGTGATGCTCGTCGTCGGCGCGGCCGATGACCCGGCGGGGACTCTCCTCGTCGGCAACGGCGCTCTCGGTGGGCTGACCGTCGCTCGGCGCACAGTGCGGGCGACGACGCCCGAGCACGACGAGGTCGCCCGCGACTGGGCGTCGGCTTCCCCCGAGCGGGACTTGCTGCTCGTCGTGGCCGTTGACGGCGGCCTGGTCCTCGACGTGGGCGACGTCTCCATAGGCGAGTGAGTCGTGTGCTGCGGGGAGCGGCGCATGCTTGCGGTCCATCCCCAGCGACTGGCAGTGCTTGCACATGAGCATCACGCCGTAGGCACTGGCGCGCACTCTGCCCTCGTGCGGCGCGTCGACTAGGCGGTCGCAGTAGCGGCAGCGACCGCCGTCGCGGCGAGAAGCCTCGGCGACGAGCTGCGGGTCTCGCTCGGCACGGCGACGCGAGGCCGCCTCGCGGCGGATACAGGTGGGGCAGCCGTTGCACGTCGTGAGGGCGGGGTCTGCGTAGGTGACCTTGGCCGGGGCGGCGATCGCAGCGGCCGCCCCGGCCTCGGGTGCCGGGTCCGCGTCAGGGTCCGCGGGGTCCGGCGTGGCCGACGTCGCGTGGGGACTCGCGATCTCGGCCGGGTCCTCCGTCATGGCTTCGGAGGACGTCTGGTGCTCGAGCCCGTCGATGGGGAACCACGTCGTCACGTGGTCGAAGGCCACACGGGCGAGGGTCGGGCGGTCGGCGTCGAGGCCGATCACCTGGCCGAGGGTGCCGCGCCACGGGAGCCCCACGATCGTGGCCGTGACCCGGACGAAGTCGCCGACGGTGAGCGGGCGGGCGGTCATCGGGCACCGCCGGCGGTGTCCGCGAGCGCGGGGTCCGGGGTGACGAGTGCCAGGATGTCGGACCGGCGGTAGCGTCGGTGGTTGGTGGGTGTGCGGACGGCGGAGACGCGGCCGGCGGCGGTCCAGCGCTTGAGCGTGTCGACCGAGATGCCGATCAGCGCTGCGGCGTCGGACACTCGGATGAGGTCGTCGTCATGCGAAGCAGGCTTCGTTTGCATGGGGCAAAGCGAAGCACGCTTCGTTTGAAGATGTCAACGTGGAGTTACGAGGCTGTAGTTTTTTGCTGGGCCTTGCCCTCGTTTGCATGGGGTGGCATCATGAATCCATGAGCACATCGACCCACCTCGCGCCGGGCCTCGTCCCGTTCTGGACGTTCGGCGATCGCCTCCGCAAGGCGCGCCTGACCGCCGGCTATGACCAGCGTGAGTTCGCGGAGCGCATCGGCGCGACCCCGAGCCGCATCGCACACTGGGAGACCGACAGGTCGCTCCCGCGCAACCAGGTCGCCGTCGCACGGCGCATCGAGCTGCTGACGGGGATCCCCGCGACGTGGATCCTGGGCCTGGACGCAGAGCGCCCCCGCCCGGATGGACCGGACGGGGGCGAAGAGTGCGCCATCAGGGACTCGAACCCCGAACCCGCTGATTAA